CTTCAAATTCTTTTTGCCATACGGTATCCGGTGAAAATTTGTATCCAACTTCTTTGCTTCTTTTAGCATAAAGTTCTATAAGTCCCTTAGCTATATCTTTAAGCGATGCTTTAACTTTTGCTTTAGTATTTGCAAAATCCTTGCTTCCTAATTTGTTTAATTTAGGAGAATTATCACCGCCAGACATATATTTTCTAACACTATCTAGTTGAGATGTAGGAACATAAAGAGTATCTTCATCTTTATACTTAGGAATAAATCCCTTTTGATGAAGTACAAACGCCAAATCCCCATCGGCCATAAAATAATTTTCAGGGTCATGGGGAGTACCAAGTATTATCATATTAATCCTCTAATGCGGGGGTTACCCATGCACTTGCAGTTGCATTATAATAATAAACTGCTTGAGTGTCCATTTCTATAAACTTATCACCATTATTTGCAATAGTAGGCTTATCGTCAGTAGATAATCCTATATATTCTGCGTTACGATAATTTACTTAACCAGCGGCTCTAATCAATGTTACCATACTTTTACTCCTTAATTACAGTACCCAAAAATGGTCAATATCATGGTCGAAAGACATAATTTTTTCTTCGCCATAATAATGTATTTTATCTGCTAACAGTATTACTTGTTCTACGATTTTATTATAATCTTTCAGTAAATCAATCATATCTGCATAAACATGAATATCATCATTATCCTGTGCAATACGACACACACCCATTAACATTGACTGAAAATCAATTACCCTGTGTTCAAGAGTTTCAATAATATTAGTTACAGAAGGATAATCTTCATATCCATTGGGTGTCTCGCCATACAGCACTGAGATATTATATCGTTCAAGACAGAGTTCACCAATTTTATCGCTTAACTGAGGAAAATAATGGGCAATAGACTGATGAATATGCTTGCTTACATCAGAGCAAGCAAATTTAACTCCAAGTACGCTCACTAATCTATCCAGTTTACGATTCTCTATGAAGCACTGTTTAATAATTTCCATTAATGCTTCTTCTGTAGGTTTAGAAACTATCATTTATTCACTTCCTTATTGATTTCTACTGCGTTCAGTAGATTCATTTACGCTACCTTCAATTTGCGGTCTGCCAGTTAAATTATCTTTAGACATCGTATTTGCATTAAGTAATAATTGTAAATTATCTGTCCAACCACTGTTCTTGCTTTCAAGTAAACTTGCCTCAAATAACTGAGGCTCAATACCAAGAGCAGACGCAAAAGCAGAAGGATTAAGAACCATACCCTTATCGGCTATTTTCATTAATCTATCCAATCTGGCCGTTCTTTCAAAACTATAATTTGACCCGTCAAAATTAAAACTAAAATGATATTTCTTAGTAATCTTATTAACATAAAACTCTAAGAAATTATTAAACTGTGCATATACAGGTCGCATAGTCTGATAAAGTTCATTAAGAGAAGCCTCAACCTCGGCATTGGACATTCTATCCGTTGCATAAATCAAACGACTTGCTCCTACACCTACCGCTGCTGAAGAAGCCATTTGAGTGGTATACATATCCTCATTATAATCTTGGAACTGATACCATTTCAAATTTTCTGTAGGTAGTGCTGCTAATTTAACTGTTGAACTTAATCCATTTTTAGCTATCTTCATAAAATTAGCTAAAGAGGTTGGCTTAAATATTGTTTGGTCTTGCTGAGTACCAGACTTGGCATTATCAAAAGTAGCTATTTCACCAGCCAATATAGCATAAGCTTCTGCCATATCTTTATTGAACTGCAACTGCTGCACTTCATCATTAGTAAGAGCATTTTTAAGATAAGGAGCAAGAAACGGGGTCATATTAAAATTACTTGCATCCCGCTTAAAACAGAAATACCCATCATTCGGTGATAATTGCGTATACATAGCAAATACACCATTTCTCTGGTCAAGAGGCACAGACGGACGATAATCTATATTGCCTTGTTCATTAAAAACTCTTTGATATGCTACTTTCATAGACGGGTCATAAAGGTCTAAATCAGTTCCCGCCTGTAAAAAGTAACTCATATCAAAATCAAATAAAAGTCCTTTTTCCCAATAGCCTGTTAATAAACATCTCTCTTGAGGCAATATTTGTAGAGCATACTTCATACCTTGATTACCCCATTTAGTCTTACGGAAAGACACAAAGTAAGCTTCATGCAGCATCATCTGATTAACCACTTTTCTGAACTCAGATTTATACTTAAACTTATTAAGAAAATCATTAACACGCCGTTTATCTTCTATATAGTCTTTACTTTCAAAATCAGCTTTAGTATAAGCATTGGTGCAAGTAACTTGCAAGTCAAATGATAACGAATTAACATAAGCTTCTACTGTACGAGCAAACAGCATATCAAAAAATCTTGTATACTCTACATAGCTTTGTAATTCATTAGCATTATTACGATAATCATTTAATGCTTTTCTAACCCCTTCGGGAGTGGGCATTTTGGCATTATTATTTAAGTTCTGCATCAAACTATTACTCAATGCAGGACTCCAATATCCATACTTGTCAAAAGTATATAAAGCTTGAGCAAATTGTGCGACTGTATCAACTTGTTCAGCAGAAAGTAATTTTGTTTTCTCTGACAATATTCTGCCTCCTTTCTATAAAATATTAAAATACCAATTCTATATTATTCCAATCAATATCTTGCTCTTGGGCTTGACGCTGCCATTCTTCTTCTATCTTTGTTAGAATATAATTAGCATAAGACAAAATAACAACTCTATCTTTTGTACCAGTTCTTGGTTCAACTAATTTAATTTTATCTTGCTTTAATTCAAGACTTAAATTTACTGCCTCTTGTATTAATTCTTCTGTTTGACCAAAAGGTAATAAATCTTCTACTACCTCTTCAGCGGTCATTTTGAAATATGAACCATTATCTTCGATAAGGGTTTGTCTATCTTGAGGGGAAATTAAAAATTCTATATGTTTACTTTCTAAGTGCTTTTTTAAATCTATCCAACAAGAACTATTTAATTCAGTTGTAGCAATAAAAGGTATCATACAAGGTACGGCATTAGGGTCAACTGTTCGCTCTCTAAGGTCAGCTAATTTACCATCAGGAACAACATGATATTTTAATTTATCAGTAACAGTTAAACCTCTAAGTTCTGTCATACCAGCAATTTCTCCATAATTCCAAGGAGTTGTCATTCTATTATATAAAGTTTCGCCACCGCTTCGGTTATCTATAGTAACATAATCGGCATTATACATCCAATATAATTGTCTAACCCTGTCAGCAGCACCCAATGAATCACTGGCTTCATGTAATTCAATATAATCTAATCGTCTATCAAATCTATTGCAACTACTATTCCATTTACCAGCAAAACAAATAATAATAGTATTATCGTTTTTAGTATGAGCCGTAGTATTAGCAAAAGCAAAGTCAGCCGCTACAATACGAATTTCATTTTCTGATTTATTCCAAGGAATGAGGCCATCAGTTAATAGTTGCATAGTTGTTGGTGGTCTAAAACATTCTGTTAAAAGTTGACATTCTTTAAATGATTGTAAAGTAAAGAAAGCGTTTTCATTTTCGCCAATAAACTCATTCAAATCTTCCATTCTGAAAGAAATTTCAGTTGATGTATTCTTGGCTTTTTGATAATCGCCTATAGTTTTTAAACCATTCTGCATACTGGTATATATATCACCAGCAAATATATTGTACTTAACTTTGGTTTTATTAAAGATATTGATAAAACATTGTTTCCATGCCCTATATAACCATTCATATTTATAGCAAGCAGAACTTAAATAATAAGTTTTAGTCTCTTCTAACCATCTTTCATCACTAGCATAATTAGGATTTTCTAAAAACTTAGCTTGACGTGGATGTGCCATTGGGCGAAAAACGCTATCAAGAATAGTCTTTTTTATTAAACGAGTTTCTTCTCCGATTAAAACAGTGGCTCTTTGACCACGAGAAGAGTCTAAAGCTGCTACAACTTTAATTGTACTTCCATTAAGTTTATTTTCAAATTTCCAACCATCCTCTGATTGAGTTTTAACCCAATATTCTTTTTCATACATACTAAGTAATACAGGGCTATTCTTTTTAATTATTTCATTAAGCATTTTTTCAGCTAATTTATTACCTTGAGAAACGGTACTTGAGGTAATAATTATTTCGCTGTAAGGATATAACCCAGCTATGGCAAGTGCTAATACTCCACACATCCAGCTCTTACTTAATCCTCGACTGCATATAAACATAAACATATCACTGTTGCCAGCTATATGTAAAGCCACTCGTTGAAATGGTCGTAATTTAATTTGTAAATAATCTTCAATGTATATTTCTATATTTCTACGGAATTGTCAGAAGAATGTTATCCATTCAATAGCATGGTCTATTTTCTCCATCTCAATTTCACTTGTGCGTTTTTCAGTAGTGATTAATTGAGATTCCAGAAATTTTCTTCTAAGCCCTCCCATTTGGTTTAACATTCTTCATCATCACTTCCTTTTATTTCCGAACTGTATTTCCACATATAAACAACTACCATATTATAAGGTAGCTACTCCCTACCCAACTTATTGTTACTTGCCTTCGTCTTTTGATAGGTTTGGATAATCTCTAGAACCACTTACCGCATTTCTAACGGTTCTTAAAATATCCTTCCACATGGATTCATTGTTAGCATAATCTTTATATTTTTCTAAATCTTCACATTCGGCTGGCATTGTATTTTCAATACGCCACGCATATCTATCTATAAATTTTTCTGCTTCTGATTTCTGATTACCATCAAAATTATCTAACTTTAATAATTTCAATAATTGTTGATGGTTGGCTTGAGCTTTGGCAATTTCAGAAACATCGCCAGATTCGTATGCTTTTCTTACTCTATATTCAGATTTACATAAATCTCTATAACGGGCAGATAAATTAGTGTCCATATTTTCAATACCACCCGTATAAGCGTTAAAAGCAGTATTCAAAAAATCGTAGGCTTCATTATATTCGTCATCTGGATATTTGCCCCATATTCTTTGCATCTCAGCTAAATCCATAGTTTCTCTATCTAATTGCATTTGACGCTTATTAAGTAATTCATCCAACATGACATCGCTATCCCAAAAACCAGAATAGATAGTTGGATAATTAATTAATTTCTTAATATAATGCCCAGTAAGCTCTGGCACACTGCCCTTTTTCATCTCAGAGCGTTCTGCCACAACTTGCTCCCACACTTTTCTAATAAAAGGAATACCCAATTCTGACAATATAATCCATAAAGCTCCGTTTTCGCCCAAAAACTCTTTATATTCTGCCATTTTTGCTCGGCAACATTCTTTACAGTATCTTACTTTTACTCTACATTGTTTACCATAGCCGTCATAATAGAGTCGGCCTTCTTTAATTTTACCACAGCAATCGCATTTAATTTTAGCATAATTGCCACTTGTAATTTCATGCCCATAACCCATATCGTTTTCTCCCTTTAATTCCAAAGAGAGATAAGTTACCCTATCTCTCTTATAACACCATATTTAATTGTCACAGTAGTTCGGATACTGCTGTTCCGCTTACTGTAGATAAAAGACCACTTCCTTTCGATTACACTTCGATTGTTTGTTCAATGCACTGGGTAAACAAAGTCAATAGTCTCCTTTCTTAATTTATCTCTACATTAATCCATTCATAAGCATCTTGCCCCATAACGTCCATTTGCATGAACTTGGGATTTTTCATGCGTTTAATATTATCATACTTTCTATATGCTTCATCTATTGTACCTACTATATTAACTGTTGTCGGTATTGTATCAAAAGTATAAATAATTCTAAATGTATGTTCTATTGGAAACCACATCCAATCAGGGTATTTTATTTTTAACTATATTCAATTAATTCAGATAATATGTCTTACTCCATTCATGCCCATTATCACTATAAGAACTAAACATAGCAGAAGCCCTACTTGCTTTGCGTAATTTTTTAGCAAATGGGTCGAAACCACATATACTGCCAATACGATAGCACATTCTATCACCTACATCAGTAAACCCAGCATTTTTACTTTCTTGCCTATGTAAATGACCATAATAAGCTTCATCAATAGAAATATTATATAAATTCTCAAAATAATTCATGGTCATAACTGGGTCAGATTCACCATGCTCAAACATGACGTTAATACCATGAATATTTTTAATTGCACAATCAGTATAATTATCTATTGTTATATCAGATATATCTTTTAATCTCAGTTTAAGAAATTCAACTATAACTTTGCCAAAATTTTCGCCCTCAAACTGCGGTCTGCTATTTAAATAACGTGCAATATCGTGATTACCACCGCAAGCCACAATATTAATCGGTACACCTATTTGTTCTCTTACAGCAATAATCCATGTAGCCAAAAATTCAGAAAGTTTAATTACTGTATCTATAACAGGCTCTCTCAGTTTAGTTAAACTGGATTCTCTGAGTATACCCTCTATAAAGTCACCAATGATAGCAATAGTTAAATCATCATATACTATATCAGACTCTCTCATTTGAGCTAACAAATACCAAAGTCTTATTTGCATAGTTTCAAAATCATATTTATTAACTATCTCATCATTAAGACCATGTATTTCGTAAGTGCTACCTGCATGAAGGTCAGCAATACATAAAAGTCCAGAAACGCCAGTAGAAGGCGTATAAGGCAATTCTTTAATTTCAAAAGGTTCAAGTCTATTAATAGCACAAGCTATTTGTTCATTAAACATTTCGTCTCGTGCTTTAGCTCTTTGAATTGCATTATATTCAAGATTAGCAGTTTGAACTTTAATCTTTTCCATTTTAATTTGTTCAAGTATTTCTTTAAGTTCAACTACTTTATTTTCATCTGTTATATCATCTAATTCATTTTCATCAAATTGATTAAGCCAACTTCTTACAAAAAGACTACATCGTCTTAATGTTTCATCTGCGTAAATAACATCACCCAGTAAAGCTTGACTCCATTCTTTTAATTTTATTTCATTCTCAAAGAGGGCGTTTGTAGCCCTCTTGGAGAAACGAATAAAATTTTCATTTAATTCCCTTGTCATTCCCATTTATCCCTTAATTATTTTATTCTTTATTCTCTGCTATCTCTGCCTGTACCTTATTATACTGAGCAGTAGATACACCAATAAGAGTACCAATCAGTACAGAAAGAGCTGCGCAAGTATTCAGAACTTCATCGCCACAAGGCCAGCCCCAAATTGCAGCTAATGTCTTATAGCAAAGACCAATTGCGTCAAGAGCAATAAGAGCAATCCACTTGAGAGCATCGTAAACTTTGTTTGAAAGCAACATAACTTTTGCCTCCTATAAGATAGTGGAAACATAGTGTCCCCTTAATATATGGATTTAATTTAATACAGTAAATCATAAAAGTCTTGAATTTTCAAGGTAAAATCAACTTTTAGCTTCAAGACAATGCATCTCTAATGCGTTGCTTTTGCACATTTAATTGAGCACTACAATTCTCAGAACAACATTCTTGATTACTTGCATTGGATTTAAATCTTTTCCCACAAATAGGACAAATATTATCTAACACCACTGTATTTACTTTAAGATTTTCTACCATCTCTTGTCCAAAGCAAGCCCACAACATTTTTTTATTACTGGATTTTTTAACAGTATAAACATAAGTAATCAAACTATTAATCACATAATCTTTATCACCAAACTCTAATAATTTTTCCCTTATTTGCTTAAACACCCATAAATCATCTTGGTCAGCATGATTATCTTCTAAATTAGCTAAAACTATCCAATGTTTCAGCCAATAATCATAAGCATCAAGTATGGGGCTACGCCTAATAGTAAAATCAGCCTCTTTGTTCATAAGCATTTGATAATCAAACTTTTTAATATTTTTATTATACTTAATAACCGGACATGGAATTACTGCACTTATTCTATTCATAGTGCTGTTATTAGCCGTTTCAACACGCCCAGCTTCCTTATCTTTAGCATAAATAAAAAAGTGTGGTACGTTAGCTTTTGTATAGGACTTAATTATTTTATCTATGGCTTTAGGTGGTGTAGGAAGCCATAGTGTTTTTGCATACCTTTATACCGTTGTTTTCACAATACTTTAACACCAATTTAATGGTCGGAGTAGACTATCTCTTCACCCTCTATGGGTGGATGGCGCTTCGTAAGTAGGATTTTCACCTACAAACTACTTCCTTACGGAATAGTCGTTACAGTTTTATTGATTGAAAATTATAAATAACCAATATAAATTATTTTCAATCAATACTTACCACGGTGTTATCATGCACATTAGTGTTTAGATTTTCACCGTTAGCATAGCTTATAGCTACACACCCCATATTTATGGGTTCACCATCATTCATACACATATTCCTATATGTATGGACTATTTTACTAATCAATGACTGCATTATTATATAAGCACAACCATTTAACTACATTTAATTGCTCTTGAGTAATTGTACCACTATTCCATACTTTAGTAATATTATTACTTATCGGCCCTATATTACCTCCTGTATAAGCACAAGCCATACCTTCATACAAATTTTCAGGTGTTAGTAAACCACCCTTAGCTTTTCTTAACTCGTAAGCAAGAGGGCGTATGTCTTTCATATTCCTTTTAGCACACGCTGTTAAAGTTTGGTCTTGAATAACAAGAGCCTTATCTCCGTCCACATCGAACATCAAGTATCTACTGATTAAATCATGGCAACTTGTATAAATACACTTAGTCATACCAAACCATTTATTTAATTCCTCATCTTTCTGATTGCGTCTCACTGCCCATTCCCTATAGAGATGCGGACTTCTAAGAACAGCCAATTCTACATTAGTTTTATTTAATCTACTATATACTTGACCATCTTCCAATAATCCTTTAGGGTTCATATCACCTAAAAATAACCATTCACAAAAAGCATACAAATCAGGACTAAGAAATTGATACCTTCCATTAACAACTAATCTACCACCTTTAGCTTGTTTAACTAAAGACTTTTTAGTTTGTTTTAATACTTCTTTATGATAGGTATCTCTAAATAATTCAGGGTACAATAATAAAGCTTGCTGAAAATAATTCGGATTTTGATTATACTCGGTTGCTCCTAATAATCGCATAGTAGTTTGATAATCATTACCAACAGCCTCAATCTCTGTAATGGTTTTACGAGTAATTTTTTCTATCTCATCATCTCTCATATCACTAAGGGTTTGTAGCATCTGATAATTAATTTTTGCTTTTGGAATATAAGGGTCTTCTAAGTTACAATAACAAGCTTCACATTTAAAAGCTTTAAAACGAGTTTTATAACATTCCCAAGACCCATAATATTTCCATAACTTAAACTGGCTTTTGGTAAAAATATATTTTATATTCTCAGCGACAATATCATGCTCAACGCCATATATATCAGTAACTGTACATTCTCCCCCGCATTTTTCTTGAATAAATTTATCAAAAGGGAAAGTTACTAATAAACCTTTTATAAACGGCAATCTTACCATTCTGGTAGTATCTTCTAACATCATACCACAGCCATCCATGTGAGGTATTACTGTGTCAGTATTTTGACGAGTAATAGAATAATCAACTTCGTCAATAAAATCAACCTCACCTTTAACTGCTGTTTCAAAATCTTCCACTACTATACTGCGGTCAATATCAAAATCTTCCCATACATCAGTAGCAGAATTATTAAGAGCGAGATAAGCACAAAATTTATTAGGGTTAATACCACCATGATTGTTTATATCTTCAATAGTTAAACCGCACATTAAAGTTTGCTCAATTTCTTTGTATCTGCTCTCTTTAATAAACACAGCCATTTTCTTTCTTATCTGTCCAGCAGAAGCAGTGAGAAAAATATACTTTTCCCCATTATATGTAAAACCGTCAAGCATAATAGATTTGAACACCTGAAAGAAAAATACACTAATGACCATAATATCTGTTGTTAGTTCATTTGTTTTCAATCCTAACATACGAGTTAAGGAGCTTTCAAATAAGGTAATTACATTTCTATCTTTTAAAGCGTCAGCGTTTAATTGTCTGGGTGTGTGGTCATTTAATCGAGCATCAAGCAAAGCTGATAAATTTTCTTTCTCTTGAGCTATAAGTTTGTTTAAAGTAGTCTGCCAAAATTGATAATCATTTTCAATACCTAATGCAGTTGTTTTCTTTTGAACTTTAGTATCTTTAATAGATTTGCGCAAACTATATAGCTTTAAGAGTTTATGATGTATCTCTTGCTCAGATGGGTCGTACAGATTAGATGTGTCAATGGAATACAAATAAATTTGTCGGTCAAGAGCCAACTATATCACCTGCTCTTTCTATCCTGTCTTTAGCTGTCTTGAAATAATGTTCATCAAGTTCTATTCCAATAAAACTACGATTAAGATTAACACAAGCCACACCAGTTGAACCTGAACCCATACAATTATCTAAGATAATTTCGCCCTTATTACTATAAGTTTTAATTAACCATTCACATAGCTCCACAGGCTTTTGAGTAGGATGAAGTTTGCCTTTTCTATTAAGAACTACATTAAACTCTAATATATCACTTGGTTGTACAAAATCTGGGTCATACTTTTTATTAACCTTTTTATAATTTACATGATTGCTATTACCGCAATAATGATTATAATTATAACATTCTTTCTTTTCACCTATCCTTGGTTTCATTTGAGAATTATATGTACCTGCCCCACAACAAAAAACACAAATTTCTTCATAATATTTCATAGGTCGATATTTAGCACTTGACATTCCAGTTGGTACATTTTTCTTCCATATCAAACGATACTTAAAATTTTGAAAATTGGAATTAATGAGATTAATGGTAAATAATCCAGAACAAAATAGTACAATATTTCCTGTATCTTTAATAATTCTATTATATTGTTTCCATAATAAATCAAAAGGAATTAAGCTATCCCAATAAATTGAAGTTATATTATACGGCAAGTCACATAATATCATATCTATACTTTTATTAGGTATTTCTTTCATCAACTCAAGACAGTTACCTTGTCTTAAATCTATCATCAATCTTCCTCCTCTCTAAAATCGTCATATATATAATCTCTGTCACCAAGAACCTCAAGCCTCTGTGACATAGTTAAATCTCTATATGCCCAATATCTATTGTAACTCATTTCGTCCCACATAAACTCACCTCCTTGGGATTGTGTATATTATACCACAGAATGAATAAAAAGTCAAGTATTATTTTTATATCACACAATATTATTCTTGACAAATGAGATAAGTTATGGTATAATGCACTCCAGTTAGTAGTGCAAAATATTTCACCACCCCCTTGAAAAATTTTTCACACCTACCCCTGCAAAATCTTTCAATACCCCTTGAAAAATATTTCACCACCCCCTTGAAAAATTTTTCACACCAACTATATGAATATATATACTATGTATATATTAAACAAGATGAAGGAACTAGATGAATTTTGTGCACCGCATAACGGCACACAAAAAGCAAGACGAAAAACAGAAAGGACAAGAGCCATAATGGAAGAAATTGTGAAAGGATTTGTGAAATCAAAAAATGCTATACGACTTTCCATCATAAGAGAATGTGGGTGCAACGCTTATGTCTTATACCTTAATCTTTTATCTCACAGAAATGCCCAAACAAACAAATGTTATCCAACACGAGAGATATTAGCAAAAGAAATGAATTGCAACTCTTCAAGAAATATTAGTTACTTACTCAAGAAACTAAAAGACGCAGAATATATCTGTATCGAAGAAGGGCAAAAAGGACAAGCTAACTCTTATACATTCCCCCAAGAAGAATTTACAATAGATAGAAAGAAAGAATTACCTTATCAAGATTATGCAGATATGGAAGATAATGATTTATTTTAATATCCCGTAATAAAAACTCTTGACAAATGCCTATAAATATGATATAATACAAACACTTAGGCGAAAGCCAATTACTTAAAGGAGAATAATATGACACACAAAAATTTTAATCAGATAGTAGATACTCTTGAAGCTACTCGCATTGATACTCTAAAAACCAAAAATGCTAAGTATGCTCCTGCCGATGATGCCCTACATAACTTTAGAACCGGTGCAGAAATAATGAATTGTACTGTTCCTCAGTGTATATGGGGATATGCCACTAAACACATTGTAGCTCTTAGAGATAAGATTGAAAGAAACGATTTCTATGACCTTGATGATACATTAGAAAAAATCCAAGATATACAGAACTATTTAACTTTCATTTGGGCAGCAGCCAATGAAGTATGTGAAGAAAAACTCCTTAAAGGTATTAAAGAATATTCGCATTTAACTACCGATAAAGCAGATGAATCAAGTTGCTGTAACTGTAAGCATTGGGATATTTGTGACAACGATGATAATTGGTCAGAAGGTCATGCTTGCACTTCTACTAATCATATCATAACAGAACCCTGTAAAAGTTGCCAGTATAATATTAGTCCTAATAGCCCTGAATACGATAATGCACCTATCAGCTGGGAGGCAGCCAATGCTTAAATGGTTTATTATATTTTTAGTCATGTTCTTTGGAATTTTACTTTATAGTTGTGTTAAGATTTCAGCAGAAGCCGACAAGAAATCAGAAAATTATGGGGAAACGCAGGAGGACACCAATGAAACGAACAAAGAAGATAGATGATGAATTTGGCACAATTTGTATCTGTGCTGAAAGATATGCAATTGGGAGACAGAGTTATATGCCCTCTCTTGTAGCATCTTTTATCAAAAGAAATATAGATGATATTGACACTCGTGCTGTAGCAGTTATGATAAGAGATATAAATGCTGCTGAAGATATGGGCTATGGTTATGGAGACTCCAAGATAGATAAACCTATTTGGATGGATTTATTAGAATTTCTAAAAAAAGAAAGAGATAATAGAAATGAAATATAATGTGGGAGATAAAGTCAGAGTCAAATCTTGGCAGCAGATGGCTGACGAATATGGTACTAATGATGTCAATGATATATTCTGCGACCAATTGTTTGTACCAGAAATGTCTCAATGGTGTGGTCGTATAATGACTGTAGAAGAAATTAATTATACAGTGCCGTTTTATTATATGGCAGAAGATACAGAAGACTGGGCTTGGACAGATGATATGTTAGAAGATATTAATACTACAACTATCAGTTCAGAAAAGAACTCATTTTATCCTACAAAAGAAGTCTCTGAATGTTGCATTTGTAATTGGACGCCTGTTACGGGTGAATGGCTTATAGTAAACAATAGTAAATCCTATATTTGCCCAGACTGCGCCAGAAAAATTGCAAAGCTGATTGGAGTAAAGAATGACATTTAAAGAATACATAGAAAAAAATTAATAACGCTACCCAGTAGAAGACAATGTAATTAAACAGAAAGGAACTATATGGGTTTTAGAAGATAAGGAGAACAACAATGATAGACAATAAAACATATAATGACACCCTAACTGCTTTACATACTTTAGCAGCCTACGCCAGCCGAGAATGGGTAAGAGAAACGGCCAAGAACGCCCTA